TAAATTCTTTTTTTGATAACTGAGAAAAAAGTAGACCAACACCATGCTCATTATGAGTCATGGTGCAGGGGTGATAATCAAATAAATCTTCTCCAAAACAATCTAGACCACATTCTAAATGATCTAAAAATACTCTTACTTCATGTGGAAGTTTTGATTTGGCTACACCAATTTCCTCTTGTGGTAGCTTTTTAAAATTCTTCTTCATTTTGTTCTTGCTTTTGATAATCAGAGACAACCATTTTCATGTATGGATTGCCTGATTGTGATTGAGCAGGGAACATTTTTGCTCTTATTTTTACAGCATTATTGCCTTTATAATCTTTAATAAGATTTTTTTCATCCATAGCATAATCGTAGAGTTTTAAAACTTCATCAACTGTTATTTCAGATACAGACCAATATTTGTGTTGTTCATTTTCTGATTGGCAATTAAACCACATGGAAAACTTTGATTTTGGTGTTTCAGACATTTACTTTTGCTCCGTAGATTTTGTCATTTGTTCACGAAGAAATTCCTCGTGGATTGTTAATTCAATGTGATTAGCTAATAGCTTGTCAACTGATGGATAGAATTTATTTTTAAAATTATCCATTATTTGTTTTTTATCAGGTCGTGAATTTAATTCAGCACGCAATTGTGCAAATGCTTCTTCAGATATTTTTTCTTGACCTTTTGGTGGTTTTGTTGTTGATACCTGAAATTTTGGTTTGCTAGTTTTATTATTTCTAGCTTTACCAGTGTTATCTGCATCAGCACATTTCTGACTAAATGCATCAGCTTCATCATCAGCTTGACCTAATCCATAAGCAGCAAGCAACATATATCTTCTGGCATATGTAATGGCACTACCCATTTTGTGATAAATGTTTTGACCTCTTTGATTCTCTGTAACTATTGGTAGTCTTGAATCAATGTATTCACCAGATTCGTGCATAATTCTACAAATAATCCAGATAATATGATCGTCTGAATGTGATGTAGCACTTTCAATAATAAATGTATGAGATAGTCCAAATTTTGTAGCTGGACTTACAGCATATTCTGCTTCGCTTAGTGAAACATACGAGCCAAAGTTACCTGACGCATCACGGACTGCGTTGCTGTATTCCATCTGAAATTTGCATAACGCTGCAGCCAGTTTAGGAGTTGCGATTGGTTTTTGTTCGACTGAATCATTAGTAATACTTTCCATGTGGGGTAAGTTGTTTGGATAATTGTATTATATCAATTAGCCAAAGATTGTACACCCTTTATTTGTTACTTATTATAACTGCCATACATGAATGAAAGCTCCTTGAAATCCACCTTTTGTCGCAAATGACTTTTTTGCTCTGAGATTTACAACTAAAGAATCATCTCGTAATAAGATGCCACCACTTGGAATTGATAATCCATCTAAAGTACTTCTGCACAGTTTATCAATATCGCCTGTCGTTCTTGTTGTTGGATATTTAGGTGCAGATGGTTTAAGATTTCCTTCATTTCTACCAGTTCCGTAATGCCCCTGTGGTCTGTGAAATAAAAAGTCAATAAATATTTCTACAGGTTGTTCAATAATCTCACCATTATTTATTTTTTGCTCGATACAAGCAGATACAATTTGATTTCGCCATGGCATTACAAACTGACTAGCCTCTCTCATTCCACCAAAACGAGTAGACACCTTGCTTCCTTGTGGAGCAGGCTTGCCTCTAACAACAATCATCTTTGGTTCTTTGGCTTTGTCCATATTTCTTTTTTAACTAAAAATTCCTGATAAGCTCTATTTATTATTGTTTTTGGTTTTGACCAATTAAGGTCTGTTGGTTCTGCTGTAGGAAGTCTGATTATTTCTTTGTTTAAATTTTTTTCTTGAGCTAAATATTCAAGTCTAGTTCTAAGTAATTTCCAAACAAATTTTTGTTTGGAATTAAATGGAACGTCAATAGGTTGTTGTTTTAGTCTTTTTATAAATAACCGACATTTCTTTTCGTCTGATTGATTTATTATTTTAATCCATTTGCGTTTAAAAATTTGATCCATCAATTCCACCATGGAGCTAGTTCGTATTCAGTTATGTCGACCCATTTACCTTTTCCTTCTTCTTCTGTACTGTCAAACTCCCAAGTCCTGTAGTTGGGATCTAAATAAATTTGACCAATATATGGGTTGTAGGGAAAATTAAATGATTTTTTCATTTTTGTCTTGATGTTTAAATTCTTTATTGTAGAATTTTTTATGATTTTTAAATTGTTCCTCACACAATACACGAAACAAATCAAAAATATCTTCTGATTCAATTAGTTTCTCTGCATCATTATCACCTTTATTTTTATCAGTATCAATACCGACGTTATTTTTAAATAAGCACCAATGTCCATTTTCGTCATGGAACAATTGATAAACAGCTAATAAATTTAAATATTCTTTTCTGTTAGATACAGATTCATCATAAGCATCAAAAAATTTAGCAAAAACGTATTCAGATTCAGTTCGTCTCATTTTTTTAGTTCCTCACAAGCTGCTTGTATTCCATAGTTGCAATCGGCAACAGTCATATCTGTCAAAGTAGAATTAAGTGTAAAGAATAATGCTACAGGAAAGACAATGTACTGTAGCAAGTAAAAAGCTTTAGTCATAACCAACCTCTTTTGATTTTAAATTTTAAACATTTTGCGAATGTGCGTCTGTATTGAGCACGTTCGTTTGAATACTTGCCACAAGTATCAAAGTCACCACGAGCCAATGCTTGTTGGTATTTTTCATCAGCTTCGTTGATGTCAACTTTTAACGCTTCCATTTTTTCTTGTAGCTCAGTTTTAGTTAATGAAAGTATGTATTGAGTTTGTTTATCCATTAGATTTCCTCTACGTTGTATTTGCCAACCCAGTATTGAGTTTTGTTTGCATCAGTCACAAGCCATAATGCATCACGTTTTTGAGTGATGATAACAGGAACATCAATTTGTCCAATGCCTGTCATGTTGTGAGTGGGATTGAATTTAGTTTCCATTTTGTTTTGTTTGGTATATTTATATTATACAAACAATTGTATTACAATTAAACTCCTATTAACAAAACTGTAACAATTGTAATACGAATAAAAAAAGACCCTTATTCCGCAATAAGAGTCTTAGTAAAGTCGTTCAAATTAATTATATCAAGTGCAAAGAATTTGTAAATGTGGGCGGTCAGGCGGCTGGTACAAAACTTTAAAACCATTACTGAGCCTTTAATGAGAACAATACAAACCTAGTCAACCCACGAAGGGGTTGGAAGTTATTTAGCTTCCAACCTTTTGTTTAATTCAGCAATGATCTGATCTTTTGCTTTTAATCTGGCCTTCATACAAGCAACAGTTGTGTCGTCGTAATAACCTTTTGATTCGATTGCTTCTCTTGGACTTGTTGCTTCTGCTGCTTCTAGGTATTCAGCAACAGTGAAGTTTTTACAAAGGAAGTTAATCCACTTTCTGTATGGTTTTGCTCCGTATTTAAAACGAGCTATAAACACTTGATCGTTTAGGTTATTTCCATACATTAAATACCCTCCGCTGTATGTAAATAATTCTTTGTGGAAGATGAAAGTGGGAGTTTTGATTGCTGTTTCCATTTTGTTTAAGGAATGTTTGTTTGGTATATTTATATAATACAATAAATCTTAGTAATTGTAATACAATTATTAGTATGTTTACAATACTGAAATAATTGTAATACATAAAAAAAGCCCTATTTCTAGGGCTTTTATTTTACGTAGGGATTTTGATTGAACCATCATCATTTTGAAGGTGCCAACATTCTTTTATAGTTACACCTTTGATTCCACCAAATTGATGTTTTTTAAAAATTTGATAGATTTTTTCAAGTTCAGAATCTGCCATAAATTTATGGCCTTCAACAAGTTGTTGTTGAAAAAATTTTCCCTGTCTGGTTTCTCTCCAGTTTTGAAAAGTTAACATACTATTTAAAAGTCAAGTTTCGTTTGTGTTGAAGTTACCCCCAACAATTTAATTATAATACAATTAATATTATTTGTATTACAATTAATTAGTCTTGTAACAATCTGAAACAATTGTAATATAATTAGGTATTAAAAAAGGGCTAGGTCAAAACAGGAAACACCTAGCCCTTTCTCTACCAAACAGGAGTACCCCTACTCCTTCTGCTTATTGTAGTACCTTTTGTATTTTTTGCTAGCCTTCTTTCTCAGTTCTTTAATTTCTTCTTCTGTAAATTCATAATCTCCAAAAAGCCAAGCTGAATATTTATCCATTTAAAATTCCTCCTGATACATTCTCCATATATCTAGTTTATCAACCCAATCTGAATAGCATTGTTGTGGGTCTTGATATTCACCAATAACAGTTTTATTTGGTCTGCACCAAACAGTACGACATTCGTCTACCTGTATGCCATTTGAACTGAGCATGGAATAATAAGCACCAAGCTGTTCATTTGTGTTATATGCATTTGCGTTTGGATTTGACTGTGTTTTTAAATCCATTAATACTTTTTTATTAGTTCTGGTATCAATTCCATATGCGTCAAGCGTTCCACCAATACTATTTTTTAAATCTACTAGACGATATTCAACAGCAAGCGGTTTAAAAAATTCTTGGAAATACTGATGCTCTAACAGTGGTTGAATCCAATCATCATATTTAAAATCATATTCAAATGTTGGTGGTTCTGTTTTATCTAATAAAAAAAGTTCTAGTGCCTTGTGGACAGCAGTTCCACGAGGTGCCCAGATGTGTTTAAACTGTTCAATACTTTTACGTTTGCTTTCTGGCATATCAAATCCAGTTATAGATGTAACTGAATTAGCCATTGTTTCGTTTGTTGGAGTCCAGATATACCTATGAGTCTCTTCATCAAACTCGATTGGTAATGGATCTATTAATTTGTGTTTAGTAGTCATTGTTTTAGTTGTTTTTACAGGGGCGTAGATCAATTAACCATTTGCAGTTATCAATGCAAATGTGTGGAGAGCCAACTCTGGCTATCTGTATGTTAGATAAATCAGAATTGTCTGAAATTATCCAACCATTTTGCCAATCACCATTATCAACAAGTCGTTGTACTGGTAAATTTATTGGCACCTGTTCTCTCAGGGGAGGAGAAAAATCAGGGGTTTTAATGTTTTTATGTGTTTTATTGGCATTAAAATCATTAAAGTCATTAAAACACCCATTAATATTATCCCCCTTAGTAGGTCTAAATAAAGCGATAGGTCTACCTTTTTCGTTTGTACGAGGAGCAACACCATCTTGCATTACCAAACCTTTTCTTTCTAATGCCTTTAATGTCCGCAAAGCTTTGTTTGCGGTTAAATTTAAAGCGTTAGCTATATCAACAGTAGACATTTTTGTATTTGTTTCCCAAGCTTGTATTAATCGGTCATATACATCACCTTGTCTGCCCTGTAAATTATCTTCTAGTTCTGAAATTTTTTCTGCTCGTATAGCTTCCTCTCCATCACCATGAGAAATCCATTTATTATCAGTAAGTTCTGCCACTATTGTTGAACTGATACCACGACCCATACAACTTATTGCAATTCTTTTATCTGTTTGTGTTGATTGATCTGAAACTGGTTTTAGCCAATTCATTAAAATAGTTTGATCAAATGCAGCAGGTATAGCAGCACTTCCACTTGATGCAATTACAGCATTGCCACCATAAACAGATTTCGTTGTATGGTGCAATATCACGCCTGTAACACCAAGGTCTGCTGTTGCATCTTGTATTCTTCTTATTGGTGCTGAAATCTCAGTTTTGTTCTCATCTAGACCCATTTGAGACGTAACTGATCTCAAAGTATCTATCAATAATAAAGAGTTAGGTCTTTTTTTGCATTCCTCTACAATTCTCTGTATTCCCTCTTCATTCAATTGAATCCCAGAACCTTGTGACCATAAAGCAATTCTTGGGTCAATTTTTATTCTGTTACCACTTTTTGTACATAGGGATTCGCGTAAAAATAATTTGCCCCATTGTTTGTTGCTTTGGTCATTACCAACAATAATTAAATTATCAAATCTATGTGTTAGTGGAAGTCCTAAAAACTCTTTTTTATTATTTAAAACGGCACCAGCAATACCAATAACTAATGCGGATTTACCAACTTTTGGTAAAGCCGAAATTAAATTCCAACTTTCATACATAAGTATCTCACCCCATACCATTGAATCTTCTGTTATATCAATTTCAGTATCACCACTAACTGGTTCAGGAATACCGAGCTTTTGACCTGATGCTTTACAAATTATTTTCCAAGCAAATGTACTGCTAATTGAAAAATGTAAGTCTCTTTGTGTCCAAAGTTTTAACAGTTCAATCTGTCTTGTAGTATCTTTCTCTAAATCTATTACTTTGATTGCGTATTGATCTATTTGATTTAATTTTTCCAAGTCCTCCTTGAGTATCGTCTCTTCGTAGTTTTCGTACTCGTTCAAGTCGTTTGGTGTAGAAATCATTGTCTGCTTTGTTTGGGTTGAATTGATCTTTTTCGCTATAAATCCCAAGTGCTTCTAGCTCAAGAAATGCTGCCATTTCTCCGCTTATTTTAGGCTGAAGTTCTTTTTCAAACTCATCAAGAGCTTTGTCACTTCGTTCTTTTTGCATTTTGGTGTAGAAACCTCTTGCAGCTAGTTCCCAATTAAATTCAGCAGGGGGTAAAGAATAAGGAATTGATTGGAGCATTTTGTATGCTTGTTGTTCCTTTTCAACACTTACAAGGTTATCTGTGACACCCTGTATTTCCATTGAATAATCTTCGTCAATCATTTAAAAAGCCAGATACAGTGAGTTCTTTTTCAATAACTTCCTGTACGACTGTGCTGATTGATTTTTGTTGTTGGGTAGCAAATTGGTCAAGAGCTTGTCCGACACGAGGGGTAAGTTTAGATTGAATGACACAAGTTCTAAGAACTGAGCCTTTTGGTCTGCGAGCCATATTGTTTATGGATTTTTTAAATATAATACAATTATAGCAAATGTAAACCACCCCTTAAATATATTGTTGGTCTTTGATTCCAAAGTTTTGTTTTTAACTTAATGTAGCCATTATCTTTTAAAAACTTTGTAAACTCCCGAGAGATTTCTTTTGGTGTAAGAACTTCAGAACCATGGCTATAATTATCAAAATGACCGATACTGTCAGGCTTGAAAGCGTTTGCACAGACCAATATTTTTGGATTACAATATGTTAAAACGTCTGTAAGATGACTTATTGGGTCAGGGAAATGTTCGAAATATTCTGAAGCGAAAACAAATTCAATATCTCTAGGCAGTTTTTTTAGATTATCTATCAGTTTGTAGTCGTATTCTTCAGAAAGTAATTTATTAAATTTCCATTGTGTTGTGTCAGGTAAATTAGTTCCGTAAACAATATTTTTTGGAAATGTTTGTTTTAATGCAGCAGATGACATTCCTACTCCATTACCGAGATCCACTATGTTTGTATAATCTTTAATCAGTTTTTTAAACCCAAATGGCGGTACATTTCGATTATTTTTCAGGTCATTAATATATTTGCGTGCATAAAAATCCCAACAACACCATACTTCTGCCAAATAAATGTCCTCAGAATAACAATCGTAATCAGGTTTATCGGTTTTTCGCACGGAATTATACCAACGTGCTTCTAAATCAATCAGACTTTTTGCTGCTTTTATTCCTTTTTTGCCACCATCTGCAAGAAAGGCATTGGTTTGTGCAGCAGTTTGTGCGATTTCGTATGCTTTTGTATCTCCCAACCCTACTTGAGTTAGGAGATAGTAAAAGTATTTGATACCTACTGACCCTTTCAGAGTCAGTAGGTCAGGTTTGTTTGTCATGCAGTAACAAGCATTTGTGTTTCTAGGTATTCAAGGAACTTTTTGTTCATGTAATTTCTAGAACCATCTAGTTGAGAAGCAAATGTTCTCTCATCTGTCTGGTCAGCTGCTTTAGTTCTGTTGTGGCTGGTGTATTGTGTCATTGCAGAAACAAGACCCCAAGCAGTTCCGTTTCTAGATTCAAGATCACCACCAATTAAACCACTTTCAAGAATATTCTCAACAGTTCTGGTTTTAAGCATTTCAGCTTTCTCGTCATCAAAAAATCCTCTGATAGCATTTTTTGCTGTATCCATTGTGATTTGTGTATTAATACACTTATCTTTGATTCTGTTGTATTCTTGTGATTCCTTGATTGCTGCATCAAGTACAGGTTGAACATCACTGAATGTCATTTCTCTCAAGTGTGAGAAACAATTAAATCTTTGATGAATCTGTCTAGTCATTCCGTTTGTGCAAACTAACT